AAACACACTCGGCCTCCACTGAGTCGATTGGCTTCAATGTGCGGAACAAGTTCTCTCCGCAAACATTGTTGGTAGGCCATATATTCGGATTGCTCCGAAGATATAAGCCTTGGGCCACGTGAATCTTTGGGTACGGCAATAAGTTTTGCTCTACCCTCGAATCCGTGTTCCAACTCCCACCAAAGACTCCAGCAATCAAATAAGTGACGATCGCTAACAAAATAGAAGCGATCATAAGGAATGAGCGCATCCAGGGATTTGTAATACCTAGACGGCTTATACCTTTGCCAAGGCTTGAGAGCGTTGGCAACACTTCCCGGACCATTCTTAGGACGCTTGGTAGCAATTTGAAAATCTTTAAGAATTTCATTAATTACCTCCTGTGCGTAATAAAGAGTGGATTGGGTTTCTACGTCTGAGTTCAACGATTTGATATTGTTATCATCGTTAATAAACTCTTGGATCGACGTAGTGACTAGGTGATCAGGGTACGGTAGTTGATACTTGTAAAACAAGTACGCAACTTGCCTGACATCCTTTATTACTTGGATATCAGGGTTCTCCAGTAAAGTACCATCCTCACAAAAGATCCTTCTGAAAAACCATTGCATATAGCAAGGGAGATTCGTGCTCTTGTGCCTTTTGAAGGCGCTTGGGCATTGGAAGGTTCCGGATAGGAGAGCGCTGTCTAGCGCTTTACCTAGATTCGGAAGCGTTTTTGTGAGAAACGAGACGTTTTCACGTTTCGTGCGATTCCTTACGTAATTAACATCACGTTCGGTCTCGCGAGGTGGAACTTCATGGAGTGCACCGAGATCGTTGTGCAAGCCTGTTGTTAAGGCGAGCATAATGCTCTCTTGGCATTTAAGGTCTCTATTTTTCATAATAGTTTCCTCCAAGCCAATACCGCACAGACACTGACTCGCAACGCCGAATGCTTACCATCGACCCGTTATGTAGAACATGAAACCTACATAGCAGAGCAGCATGGAAACAAAGATCACTGAATCTTTCAGTTGCATCCTAGCTTCCTACTGTTGGCATAAAGCCATCGTAAAGGTTCGCAATCGAGGCATCGACCAAATTCTTGAGTTTTTCCCATTCAAGAACCAGGTCGGCTTCAGTTACTCCATCCCGTGGTGCAGCAATGACCACGTGGACAGTTCCCGTATAAGGGACATCACCTGCATTGTCGTCGGTCCTGGATAATTGAACCAGGTGACGATCAGTGCCATCAACAGTTGTAGCAAGTTGATGCGAAATGCGCAAAGTGCGCTGTTCCGTGAGTGTTGACGCGGCGTCGCGATAGATCGCTTCGCTGTCTCGTAAAGAAACGAGATTATACGTACTGTTAGTCGGAGTATCATCGGCTAGTGTCAAAGTATCTTGTGCCATTGGTATTGTACCTCAGTTGATGATTTTAGCAGTCATCAAAATCGCAGCCTAAGCAGCGAAGCTGACAACGCCAGTTGATTGAGGCCATATTGGCCTCGATTGATGAAGGTGTCCCCTGAAGTATCAGGGAGAGCTCGCCAACGGCGATAGGTTTTACCACTACCCCTGTAGCACGGAACCGCAGACCAAGGTGGTCCGCAACCCGTAAGCCACATGTGCCAATCACCTGTATAACTGTAGGTGGTTTTGCACGAAATGGAGTAGTCCATCACTTCAATAGTGACGGGAATCAGGG